GAGTAAATTCTGAAGAACGTTCTAATGCATCCATTACGGTCGTTGATACGAACGCTACTAAATTTTGTGGGCCAAATTTACGAGCTGGTAAAATTGCAGCTTTAATGGCTGTATAAGCATTCTTTTCAGTAATTGTTTCTTCTTTAGTATTTCCTGCTCCTAAAGCTAAAGTAGAAAAACGATACGCATCGATTTCTGGTTGAACGTGTTCAGTGATAAATACATTTGAAATTTTAGCTACAGCTAAGTCTTGATTTGTTTCATCAACATCTTGTTTATCGATGTAAAACTCAACGTCACGGTCTTGACCCATTGTGTACACTTTTTTGTCGTTTCCATAGGTACCGCTGTTAAATCCTTTGTTGCGTGTGTGATCTTTCAAACCTGATGTTGAAATAGTCGTAAGGGTAAATGATTTACCACCGTTCACAAATTCAACTTGTGGAATACCTAAGATCGTCGTTAACAATCCTTGAGTGATCTTCTGATCGAAAATCCCATTGTCTTTTGTAATGTAATTAATTGCCATATTTTATTCCCTCCAAATTTAATTTTTGTTTGGTAAAACTCCTAATGCTTTAGCGAACACATCTTCTTCCACATTCTGGCCAGAACTAGCATTCCCAGAAAAGGTAGCCTTCTTACCATCGGGATTAGGTGGAACCTGTTCAGATTGGCCAAATAAATAACCGTCGCTTTCTTTAAGCGCGGCCAGTTGGTCATCTAATCCTTTTAATCCCTCGTCTGTCAGTTCCAATGATTCGCTGTCTAGCAAGGCTTTAGCAGCCTTAATGTTTTTAGCCCCGGCTTGTGTTAGAGCTAAGTCAATCGCTGATGATTTTTTAAGATCAGCAATTTGTTGTTCAGAACTCGTCTTGATTTCATCAAACCTAGATTGTAAATCCTCTAACTGCTTAGTAAGATCTTCATTTCCTTTAGCATTTGCTTTGAAATCATTCAGCTCATTTTGGTTTTTCTCTAACTGTTCTTGATATTGAGTGGCCTGTTGTTCCGCGGTAGACACCCGACTATTCAACTCGTTCACAGTCACACCATGCAAAGCCATAATTGATCCAATCTGCTCATCAGTTAAGCCAAGTTCTTTCAGTTCTTCACGTTTCATTTCATTCATCCTTTCGTTGTTTAACGAGGCTACGCCCTCGATGGATTGAACAGTTTAACGCCATGTTCAGGGCAAAATAAAAAGCCTAGTGTGTACTAGACTTTGTTATCTTTATTTAGTTGTAGTTTAAACGTAAAACCACTTAAACCCCTTATAAAATTCATTCCGATTTTTCAAACAATTATTAATTCCCGATTTGGTAAAATTATTATTTATTCTACAAGCTTCTGCAGCAGAATCATACTGTGCAACAAGATTCCCGCTTTTGTCGAATTGTTTTATTGCTTTTTTCTTTCTATTAACGCTATTTAAATATCCTTCGCTATTGTAAACCCTATTAAGTCTTGCCCCATAAGAATTATTATATTTTACAGTTGCCCATTCTAAATTCTCAGGTGTATTGTTTGTTTTGTCTTCATCTTTGTGGTTTACTACTGGCTTATTGTCGGGATTTTCTATAAAAGCCTTTGCTATCACTCTGTGTACATTTTGCATTTTCTTTTTTCCGTCTTTACAAAAAATACATCTCAAATATCCGTCTGCATTTTTATGCTGGGATAATATTTTACCAGGATTTTTATAAGTTATATTTATTTTCCTTATATCGCCTAAATTCTTCAAATTCCCATAAGATTCGTGCTCTCTTGATAGACTTTTTACTCTTCCTAAATTACTTGCTTGGTACAGTCCTTCGAATCCTGGTACATCTTTCCACACTTCATTTTCTATGGTATTATTTATCATGTGATCAACTCCTAATTAGTTGGTTGCCATAAGTCGGGGTGTTACCAGCATCGCCGGCTTATTTTTTATCATTTCTACCCCTCTATTATACCATAAAATGGTTATCCAAGTGTTAATTTAGAGCGTTTTTGAATAATTTTGTTCTCTACTGTAATCACGAACTAAGAATTCATGTTCGTTGATAAGTTCTCTTAATTGTTTCTGCTTGTTAGCAATCACTTGTTTGCACATCTGGACAGTTTCGGGATCTTCCAATTCTAACGCCGCATTCATTCGCTTCTTCTGATAGCGAATATCTCGTTCCAACTTTCGTTGTTGCTGTTGAATTTCAGCGTTTTCTTGTGCTTTTTCTGGATCGTATTGTGGCTGATTATTTGTATTCACATCAGGCCTACCGGGATAAAGAATATGCGTACAGTTAATTCCTTGCGTTCCGCTTGGCTCGCCGTATCCGTGATCGTAAATAGATGGTAAATGCTTGAATTCTTCTGGCGCTTCATTTTTCGGCACAGTTAATACCCATCCGCCTTGGATTGGCGCACAGGCTTCGCGAGCTGCTGGATGACTACTCATCAATGCAGTCACACAGTCAAAGTCTTCCATTCGTTGCAATCGTAAATCGTTGAATGTTCTGTGTGACGTAGTTTGTACGACAGTTCGAGAATAAGCCTCCATCGACCACTCACGACCTGATTTATCGACAAAACCTGATTTAATTCCCATATCTACCATTTTGTAGACGTTATCTCTAATGGCTTTCTCGTGCGTTTTAAGCCCCGTCATGGATTCTAGGGTAGATTGTTTAAGAATTGCTTGATAAGCTCGCATGACTGCATTCTCATTGAAATTCGTAGTGATTAGCGTTTGATTGACGTTGTTGTTCAGGTCTTGGAAAGTTTGACGAACCAAAGAGTCTAGAATTTTATTTACGTCGTCAGATACAGGAACACTTTTATGCATCATTCGCTCAAGCTCACGATCTACTTCATCAACGATCTTCACACCATTTCCTTTAATCAATTGTTCAATCGCTTCTTGTGTTTCGCCTGTATATCGTGCTAACAAATCAATGACTTTATCGTTTAATGTACCCATTTTAGAAAGTTGATTTACTTGCCACAAAAGCACATCTTCTTTAGCTACATCTTGAAAACGAGATTGTTTTAACGCTTTGATTATGATGTTAAAGATTCGGTCTTCCAGTTCTGAATAGATATTGATAATTGAGTTTGCGGCCTTTTGCATTTTTTCTGGTGTAATCATAATTAATCACCTAAATCGAATAAGGCATCTTGACTACGCCGTTCGGTTGATCCCGCTTCTGGCATTTCATCTTTTAATGCAGCTAACCAATCTTCTAATTCATCTTCGTTTAGATTGTAATTACGTATAAGAAACTGTTTCTTAGGCATTACGCCAGCAGTTACAGCCTTTAGATCATTTTCTAATTGTTTGTTACGATCGACAAATAGACCATCCTCAAAACTAACTGTTACTAAATAACTATCATATTCAATAGAGAATAGTGGTTTCTCGCTTTCAAACATCTCGCCATATCCCGCAAGCTCAAAAATAGAATGGATAAGTTCGTTGATAACTTTTTCAACCATCGTCAAATAGCTTGAACGAGTCTGATAAGTCATGGAATTGTTAGAAACAATCTCAGTGGCCGTTTTAATGCCGTCATCCGCATAGTTCATCGAACCCACTGACAAACCAACCTGCACCTCGAACTCTTTAATTAGATGACTGATAGCGTCCTTATACTGAACTGTTCGTATTGCCGTAGTAATATCTTTTATTCCAGCATTTTCTGCCCCATACATCCCTACAAATACATTTTGATCACTATCAAACATTGGCGGATGGGCTTCATCTGTTTTGAGAAATTCAGCAGGAACCACGACACGCCTTTGTCCCATTTGTATTTCCCAAGCAAACTGATCGTGTGTTGTGTTAATCATATCTAAAATCTCTTTTGAGTTATCCACAATGCCGGCGCCTAATGGGCTCTCTAACGATTTATTGTTAGCTCCAGGCGTTCTGAAGTAAGCAAAAAGCGGTCTCTTCAAACCTTCTAGTGTGACTGTTTCAGCTAAGTCAGGATATAGAATCGACAGTGGAACTTGCTTTCCAACAACGTTACTGTTGTCAGATTTGTAAAGCTCATTACTGATAACATACTTTTCGTCTTGCCACTCATGAAATTCGAGGAGCGTGTAGTAGTAATTCGTGTCCCCTTCAGTTTGAATTGATTTAGTAGCAATAGCACACTCACTAACTTCGTTTGTATTTGAACGTAACGGGTAAAACTGATCTGCACGAATCCACGAGATTTTAATCTTATCTCCATCAATGTAAGGCCGCATAGCAAATCCTCCTACAGCGATACCTTTCTCAAGATTCAATTCGAACAAATTATAGAAATTGTTGTCGTATAATGTTTGTTCCAAAAATTCAGATGCTTCTTTAATCTCTTTAGAAACATCCTTTTTATCAGTGGGATCGTTCAGCGTAACTTTACATTTTTCATTGAAAATGATACTAGCCAATCGTCTCGCAGCAGTCTTAGTCACGTTCAAT